AATAGGACAATCCCCTCAGTCACGTCGATAATATTTACTACGCCCAAAGAATAAAATTCATATATAATACACGAACATACTTGGGCCCATCATGCCATCAACTTACGCAAATAACCTACGACTTGAGAACATAGCCAACGGCGAGCAATCTGGAAGTTGGGGTGATACGACCAACAAGAACATATGCGGGTTATTAGTTGATGCTGTTGCAGGGTTAAATACCGTAAGCATTACAGGATTAACTACATATACACTTACCGCATTTAATGGGGTGGCGGACGAGTCTAGGAATGCAGTTCTAAAGTTTACCGGCAACATCTCTGCTGCTTGTACTATATACATTCCCCCAGTAGGTAAAACTTATATTGTTGATAACAATACCAACATCGCATTAGCTAAACAAAACCTAATTATACGCACCGATGCAGGTGCTGTAGCTGCCACAGTTCCTTTTGGTATATACAACGTGTACAGCGACGGTATTGATTCGTTTATATCAACAAACCTGTCTGTAGGTGGGACAATCACAGGCAATCTAGCAGTTGTAGGTAATGAAACAGTTACAGGGACCTTAGGGGTTACAGGGGTCACAACACTAGCTTCAACCCTCACTGGAGTGTTATCCGCAGCTTCTGGGGTAGTAGGTACGGTAGCACCGGGCACTTCTGGTAACGTACTAACTTCTAATGGCACTGCGTGGGCTTCATCGGCAAACCCTCCTCCGTTTGCAGCGGGGACAAAACTTATATTTCCCCAAGCAGCAGCTCCTACGGGCTGGACTAAGGACACGACTGCTGCCATTAATGATTCTATTCTTAGGTTTGTTACTGGGACTGGTGGGGGTTCTGGCGGATCTGTGGGGGTTAGTACATGGGCTGCGCAGACTGCTACGGGAAGCACTGCTTTATCTATAGCCCAAATGCCAGCACATACCCATACACAAGGAGCAGTTAACCCAGTAGCGGGACTGCAAGGTGGTAATCAGGGATTGGTTGGGCCCAACAACACAGGATCAGCGGGGGGAGGAGAGGGGCACACGCACACGCTTTCTCAGAGTATTAAATACTACGACTCAATCATAGCAACAAAAGATGCATGATTCTTGAGTTTCCAAGATATGCTGCTGAAGCAGACGTTGCGTTTATAAGAGAGGCGGTTGCTCAGTACGGTACTAACTCTAATGCTGATACTTACAGCGGAAATAGGGAAGGCACCTCGCTAATGATAACCGGCACACCGGGGTTAGAAGAAGTAGATGCTAAGATAAACAGTATTATGTTAGGTATTCAGGAAGAGATTAGCGGTATATATGAAACCTCGTTTGGGTCTGGTGATAATGGATATGAGTATCACAAGTATAGTGTAGGGCAAGTATGTAAGACGCATACTGATGGTATAGTAGATAAGAACACACTACTTAGTACTGGTAGATCTACCATACGCTATGCGTCAGTAGTACTGCATTTAACTACTAACACTGGGGGAGAATTAGTTTTTCCTAACCAGAATAAAAGTATAAAGACTGAAGCAGGTAAAGTTGTTGTGTTTCCTCCTTATGGTACACACAGGCACTACACAACACCTGCGGTAGAAGACAGAGAAGTTATTGTTACATGGTTTACCTTAGTGGATCTATATGCCATCAACTTACGCAAATAACCTACGACTTGAGAACATAGCCAACGGTGAGCAATCAGGGTCTTGGGGTGATACAACCAATAAGAACATATGCTCACTACTAGTTGATTCTATAACTGCTGTAACTACAATATCTATCACCGGTTCTGGTAATTATATATTGACTGCTAATGCAGGTACTACCGATGAAGCTAGAACAGCAGTGCTAAGGTTTACAGGACTTCGTTCTACTGACTGTTATGTAACAGCCCCTGCCGTAGCAAAAACCTACATCATTGATAACTTTACTGACGAGCCGCTAGGTAGCAAGAACATAATCATGAGAACCACCGCTGGGGCTACAGCTACAGTCCCTTTTGGTAAATACACAGTGTATTGTGATGGGTTAGATTTCTTTGTGTTGACTGGGTTTGCAGCTGGTGGGGTAATAAATGGTAACGCTGCTACTACAGGCAACTTTATCGCAGGTAACAACTTAACAGCATTGGGGACTACAACCCTAGCCACAGCCCTTACAGGAGCATTAGTAGGAACTGCAGGGGTTGTAAGTGCCGTAGCTCCCGGCACAGCGGGTAATATACTATCGTCTACCGGTACTGCATGGGCTTCAACTGCTAATGCACCAGCTTTTGCTTCAGGAACACGTATCGGGTTTCAGCAAACAGCGGCTCCTACGGGCTGGACTAAAGATACAACAGCAGCTATTAATGATTCTATTCTTAGGTTTGTTACTGGGTCAGTTACCCCAAGCGGGGGTTCAGTTGCCTTTAGTACATGGGCTGCGCAGACTGCTTCTGGGGGATATACATTACAGATTGCAGATATTCCAGCACATACGCACGGATACCCTGAAACAACTACATCAGGCGCTGCAGGGGCATCATCAGGTCGCCCTGTTTCAAATTTTGTTACAGTTCAAACGCAGTCAACAGGAGGTAGTGGCTCTCATTCTCACTCCTTAACACAAGGGTTAAAATTCTACGACTTCATTATTGCGAGTAAAGACTAATGGCTAAAGATGCTAAGATTTTATGTCCTTTGATGGGTTCTGAGTGCATTGAGGATGGTGCAGTACGTGACGGTGAGCTGGTCAAGTGCCGGTTCTGGGTGCATGTACAAGGTATGAATCCTCAGACAGGAGAGACAGTCTCTAATGGAGATTGTGCAATAGCTTGGACCCCTATGCTGCTGATTGAGAACTCCCAGCAACAAAGACAGACGGGTGCAGCAGTAGAATCATTTAGAAATGAGATGGTAAAAGCTAATGAGTCAAGTCAACAACTCTTACAAGCTACAACTAGAGCGGTTGGTATAGACGTAAACAGAATAGAAAAATTAATCTAGCAGCTAAGGGGCTCCATGACATGAACGAACAAGAAGTAGATGCCGTAGCCCAACGACTCTGTGTACTACTAAAAGAGAACCGCAAGGACTTTTTTGTAGAGCCTGAGCAACACTATAATGACCATAGGGATATAGCTAGTTTGATTGCAGACTACAAAGCAGCTAAGAATATATTCTGGAAGGCATTCATAGGTCTGGCAGTTGTTGGTGGTCTAGTACTAGCTCTAATTGGTGTGAGTGCTCATAAATGAAGTTAAAGCGACACTCCCGGACTCTATGGTTTAATGGTGTGATGGGGTTTATATCGTTGGCCCTACTAGGAGCAGAGTTCTTTGTAGATTTTGTCAGAGAAGTTGCACCTGTATGGGTAGCTACACTATTATTAGGTCTTTGCGCTATTAACAACGCTGCTAATTGGTGGCTACGTATGCGTACAGGTAGTCCTGTAAAGTGATTAAGCCTAGCGCAAGGCAGTCGTTAGGTGGGTTAGGAATTGGCGCGGCACTTCTAGTCTCTGTAATGATGTATGAAGGCTACACAGATACAGCAGTAATACCCGTGCCGGGAGATGTACCCACAATAGGGGTCGGTAGGACTGAAGGGGTGCGTATGGGGGATAAAACTGAACCCGTGCGGGAAATGATGATGCTGCTAAAGAACCTAGATAAGTACGGTAATGGCATTAAAGCCTGTATTAATGTGCCTCTATACCAATATGAGCTAGATGCTTTTGTAAGTCTTGCGTATAATATAGGCATAAATGCTTTCTGTAACAGTACTTTAGTGAAGAAGTTAAATGCTGGAGACTACGCAGGAGCCTGTGAACAGATAATGGTCTGGGACAAGTTTAAAGGTAAGCCATTGAAAGGTCTAACTAATAGGCGTAATGAGGAGTACAGAACATGCCGGGGTTCAGCTTAATCGGGAAGATACGTCTAGGGCTTGAGCTGGCTGCTGTATTATTAGTTATTGGTTGGGTTTGGAATTGGTATAACAAAGCCCCTGTGGTGGTTGGGGAGTCAGTGCTAGGAGTTACAGCATCTGAGGTAGCTAGTGCAGGGACTGAAGGTGTTGTAGTGACGATGCCAGTTATGGCGGTGCGCGGGGGTAGGGTAATAAAAGAGAAGTTAAACTTACCTAAAGAAGTACAAGATAACGACGATAAGAAAGTACTAGATTCTGTTGTAGTCCCCGCAGATGGGCATAGGCACAAAGTAACCCCAGTACTAAACACAGTAACAGGTAAGACAGAAACCTTTGTAGAGACACTACCACTCCCGTGGTTTCAGTTTAAGACTGATGGTGCTGTAGGTGTATACACAGGTATATCGGATGTAGGTGAAGCAGCTAGGATACAGGCACGGCAGACGTTCTTTAGCGTAAAAGCCGTAGACTTTGGTGGCATAGCTTCAGTAGATCAACCTTATGGTGCTGCTAGTAACAACAGCAATGGGTCGGTTCCTACAAGATTCTTTATTGGTGTTGGCGCAGAATATAGGTGGTAAGTAGATGCCTTTACAGAAAATAGAGTTACGCCCGGGAATTAACCGTGAATCTACTACCTACTCTAATGAAGGTGGGTACTATTCTGGCGACAAAGTTCGTTTTCGTTCTGGATTCCCAGAAAAAATAGGTGGTTGGACACGCTTATCAAACAACACCTTCCTAGGTACATGCCGTGCATTAGTTAACTGGGCCTCGCTGACAGGTAATAACTACTTAGGGGTAGGCACCAATCTTAAATACTATATTGAACTTGGTGGAGTCTATAACGATGTAACCCCCATCATAGCTACTAGCGTATACAACAGTAAGATGTCAGTGCCCTACACAGCGCTAGGTGGCACTATAGATGCAAGTGTTACATCACTAACACTAACTAGCGCAACGACATTT